CATGCGTCGGGAGGAATGTCTTCAGAGAAGGGATGGCCAAACAGTAATTTTTCGGCCTGATTTTCCTCCCAAAGGATACCGCTCCCAAGACCTGCCGCTGAACTAAGGACGCCGGTTTCCAACTGGGTGCCCACAGCAAGGCCCGCCTCTGCTTCCCCTTTCAGTCCTTCCAGAAAACTTTTACCCTGCTGACCTAGGAGGTCTTTTACCCCCTTGCCGGGAACCGTCTTAGAGGGTTTGGATGGCTGTCCGGCTTGTCCCGGTTTTGTGCCAGTCTCCGGTGTGACTGGCGGGCTTGCAAGCCGCTCTAAGTCTTGGTCAGCTTCGGTTGTTTTGGCCCGCTGTTTGTTTGCGGCGTAGATTTGAGTGAGATCACTAAGGCCCATATTGGTCTTTAGCTCCCTCCGGTACTCTTTTCGCTGCCGGTCTTCCCTGTTCTTCCAGCGCGTTGATTTGGAGCAAAAGATCGCGGTCAGCAAGATAAGCAGATGCGGGAAGTGAGTTCTTGTTATCCAACAACCATCGGGCAAGGTCCGGCACGCTCATCGTGTCAGAACCGGGGATCGCAAGGGCTTTTCTGGCGCGCCGCGATGCGCTCAAGGCTGAATCGCTTATCGCCGGTCCATATTGCCGGTTGAGCTTATCGACCGCATCTCCCGGTGGAACACCTTCTTTGTAAACCATCTTTTCTAGCTGTTGAAGTGCTTCCGCTTCCAGTGCCCTCGTTCCCTCTGCATACTTTTGTAGCGGCCCCTGCGGCTCGAAAATAAGTCCAAGCCGCCTTTGGGCCATCTCGAATTGTTGCCTCTGCGATTCCGTTCCTTTGTCTTGAAGTCTTTTGCGAGTTTCCGTTAGATGACTCAAAGCGTCTTTGTAGGTGGCTCCGTTGATTCCGTGTGTCTCGAAGCTCTTCCTCAATTCGCCTTCGGTCATGTCCGGGTTCATCCCATAGGTTCTCCGAATCGTGTCCGATTTCACAGCAGGGTTTTCCTGCCTCGTTTCGTAATTGTTCGCCGCGTCAATGGTTTTGATTCGTTCCGTCGCCTTTGCAACGCCCTCCGAATCAAGAAGTCCGAGGTCCATGTCGGCCACGAAATCAGCCGATACATTTTCTCCTTTCAGATGCGCGTCAACCAGACGATCTATTTCAGACGCTTCGCGTAATTCAAATGCCTTCCGCTTTCGCTCGTCACTCGCCAAGGCTTGAGCGTCCTGAAAATACGCCGCGCGCGCAGCGGTTTCGCCAAGCTGCGCTCTTTGTTCCGGTAGAAGATTGGGGTACTTCGTGAGATCACCCAAGTCCTTCATCGTCTGGACAGGGTTGCTTCCCATATCGTGAAACAACTGTTGCGCGTCCGCTTGGTTTTTGAATCCCATCAATTTGTTGGTTATAAAGTTCGATGTCTTTTCGTTGCCAGCCCCTATGTGCTGGCCTTTCGCCGCCAACTCGCTGAATATCTGGTCCTTGGCCTGCGGGTCGGGAGTCGCCAGATATTCTTTCAGGGCAGTATTGTAAAGCGTGTTGAACCCAAGAATGTTTTGCTGGTCGAGCACCAGAGAGGTCTTCGCAGTGATAAGCTGGCGCAGTCCTTCTTTGCGTGCGAGCATGGCTGTATCAATGGCATTTTTAAGGCGCGCCTCTCCGTGAGAGTCGTGCGGAAGGGTCAACTCGGACTCGATAGATTCCTGCTCCTTCTTTGCGGAATCTTCAAGCATCTGAGGCCAGTCCGAGTAGTTTGTCAGGTTTCTAAGGCTTTGAGCAAATTGGTCGTGCCATGCGTCAAGTTTATTTTCGGCGGCTATCGTTTGGTGCTTAATGGCCTCTTCGGAGTTCCTTTGCTCAAGCATATGGAAGAGACGAGAAGCATAATCGCTCGCAGCGCCGATTTGCTCTCCTAGCCGCTCGACGGTTTCACCCGGCCTCGCGGCCTCTGCCGGAGACATGAGCGGCTGCGATATGGGCTGAAGAGTAGGAACGCCCGGAATTTGTGCCATTGGCTTATCCTGCCGGTTGAAGCAAAGGCGAGATACCCTTGGTCATTCCACTCAGAAATGTACCGATCCCGCCCATTTCCCCTTGCCACGCGGCAATCCGGCCATAGTACCGTTGCAGAGCCGCTTCCTCAGTGCCCGCCTGTTCAATCTGTTCGCCCTGCTCGGCCCCGCGCGCGCGTGTGGCTGCCATAACCAGGAGCGGGGAACCTGAAGCGACATCCACGCCGGCACGCGCGTAGGCCGAGGCTTGCTTGCCGACCAGCGCGGAGTACCGCTGCTGGCTCGAAATCATCTGCGCCTGCATGTTCTGAAGGGTTATGTTGGCGTTGTAATCGTAGGCTGACTTCTCCGCTTGGCCCGCTTGGTATTGGCCGATGCCCGCGAAGAGCGAAGAAAGAACTCCGATACCAGCAAAATCGTTAGCATCTGGACTCCCGTGAGAAATTGGGAACATATTCACTCACCCACCGTGTCCGTTACCCTCAAAAAACCTCGCATAAAGTCTACACGTTTCTCCGAAGGGGCCGAAATGCTTTAGTGTGCCCTCGTACTCGAACCCCAGGTGCTCAAACAGTGAAATCGTCACTCCGTCCGCAGCCACGGCTTGAACTCTCACAAATCCGTTCTCCGCAGCCGCTTTCGGTAGCATCTTCTGAAGAATCCGAAAACAGGTCTTGACGTGCTGCCGGAAGAACGGAGTCGGCAATATCCATGCTTCTCCCCGATGCCACTGCTGATTCACAATCCCGCCCGCGAAGACCGGAGTCCCGTCCTGAAGCAAACAGTACGACGTGCTCCCTGGAGCGAAATAAGCGCGAGCCAGAGCGCCGGGTTGAAACAGGCTGGCGAACGGATGAGGCGCGCCCTCCACGAGTTTCATTAAGTGCTCCGGCTTCAAGGATACCATTTCAAGCATTTCTTAGTCCGGCGAATATGACATCCTCATCACCAGCCCCCGAAGCGTGAACGGAAGAGGCTCCGACTGCGTGATAAGGAAAGTCGATTCATCATGCCAATCGGCATCGAGGTCGCGGGTAACTTCCAGCGTGTTCATCTGCGGCCCTTTGCCCTTTGCCCCCGAACCGTAAGTAATCGGATACAGGTGAGCGGGATCAGTCCCGAACTTGCCGCCCATGCTCTGATACAGCGAAAGCGTTACGCGGTTGAGCTTCTGTGGCATTCCTCTGGTCGTTGCCGAGGGGCTAGACAAGACCGGGTTCACGGGTTGAACCTTGACCTCATACGGGATGCCAATGGTTATGAGGTTGCAGTAGTAATCGAAATTCACGGTGTCGGAGGTCACGAGCGTCGGCGGAAGAATCTCCGCCCCGTCTCCCACGGCCACCACGTTCTGGCCCAGGAGGTAGCTCATGCCGGTCACTTCATTTGTTACCTGCATGACCGTGCCGCCGCTGACATAGGGCGACCAGGAAGAAGTGTCCATCCCCGACAACTCGAACGTCCCGGCCCCGATGTTGGCATTGGCTACGGCGTAGGCTTCCGTCTTGTCCTGGTTGATGCTCTGGTCATTTGACGGGTCAACCATGCCGCTCACGCCAGCAATCTGTACCTCCATTCCGTTCGTGAAGTTGTGCCCCGGAGCGGTCACTACACAGGGAGTCCCATTACCGATTCCCGTTATGTCGAACGGACCCGACCCCTGCCATTGCTGACCGCAATGCACAAAGAAGGCGTTCGAGAGTTGGCTGAAAAGTTCCTGGGGCATGAAATACTCGAAATATCTTTGCGTAACACCGCTGATAGTCCGGTTCACCACTACGGCAAGCTGGTCCTCTTGGTTCAGGCCCGTGATAACCGCCGCTGATTCTATGGCCCCCCCCTCGGGCAGCATGTTGACCCGGAACCACGCGAATACCTGGTCCTGCTGATTGAAGACCAACCCGATAAGCTGGCCGTCCGCGCGCACCGCCCAGAACACGGGGTACGGGTCAATCTGCACGGCAGTTTGCACAATACCGGACTCCGCAGCCGAAGGCCCCACGGTGATATTCCGATTCAGCCGCGTCAAATCCATGTTCTCCCACTGGTTCGTTACAAAGTTGTAAGTCAGCACCATCACGATTCGAGCCGAACGACTCACAAAGAGAGTGTAGTCCCCGATCATTTGCGGCTCAAGTCGGCTAACACCCCAGGTGGTTTGCTTCGCGGCGTTCACGCTGGTCTGGCTCAAAGATTCTCCACTCGATCCCACCATCGTCCAGACGCCGCCCGCGCTTCCCAGAAGCAAGGCGTTTGGAGTGCCAATCATATTCACAATCTGGTCGATCTTGTTCGATACCAACGTGAACTGGATCGCGTAATCGTCTTCCGTGGGGTCGCAAATGAAGTCCGGGTAATCACCCTGAGTGCTGCCATTCATCTGCACCGGAGTATTGTCTGCTCCCGCGAGGCAGAACCGCTCTTGATACAGCGTGGCGCAAGCAGGGTAGTTTCCGGCACTATTGAAAAGCGGGTCAACGGCCACCGCAAAACCACCGCCTTCATAGGTGAGGAAGGCGCTGGAATCAACGAGTCCACTTAGGGAAACCGCGCTTACCCTGGCATGGAGAGTTTGCCCGAGCACAGAAAAGCCAACCACATCTCCGACTGTGTAGCCGGTCCCGGGAGTTCCAACAGAAACCGAGGTCAGCACCCAGATTCCGCCGTACACGTTTTCACCCGTTACCACCACAGTCAGAAGAGTGCCTGTGCCTCCGGTCGTACCGTATGTCCCCGAGGGGTCGGCGTTAAAGACGCCTCCCGTTGGACCTTGCAAGGCCGCAACCGGACCTGTTCCACTCGCACCAAGCGGCAGAAGATTGAAACCCCCGCTCACATTGGCGACCTGATACTGACCCTCGTTCAACTCGACCATGCCCGTGCATCCGTTGATGTAGATTCGCTGGCCGTCAACGAAGCCGCCACTCGCAAGCGTAACCTTTGCGGGATTTGCTTTGGTGATGTCGCTGATGCTCAGTCCAAGGCCGCTGTAGCCTGTCTTGACCACATCCTCTGTGCCGTAGAGCGATAGAAGGGTGTAAGTCCAACTCGTAGCAGACAGACGGTTGATCGAGGCGGGTGGGTAACTCGGATGCACGATGTAGAGCACATCGGCGCTTTGCGTGGACACGTCAAGGTCAAACAAATCGGCTTCAGCGTAGGGAGTTACTATCTCAATCGGGTGCCCCGGACTGCTTTCAGCCAACCCGAGTGCCCAACTGCCAGGGGTCGCAACTTCCCAGATACGAACTATGCCTGCGGAGAACTCCAGTATCGCGCCTTGCTCCGTCGAGAATTGGAAGGGAACCAGTCGGCTCTTGCCCAAGCAGGCACCGCCGTAATAGGTTCCCGGCATTTTCTTGGCGCCGCCTTCAACCAGGGGAAGTGCATTTTCGAGTTTCCGGCAGGCGGATTTGTACTTGGACAAATCCTCTCGCATCCCGGAAATCAATTCGCTGACTTCACCGGAATTGAAAGAATTTACTGCGGGATATGTTTTTCCAGGCATAACTTACCAGTATCTAGCAAAGCGTCCGGCAGCCTCCCACGAATCGCTTCCAGTCTCCTCTTGCACCATGTCCATTGTTTCGTTTTGAGCTTCGGCGGAGTTCAGGCTATCGCGGTACATTTGCTCGGCCTTCTCGAACTTCGCCTTGTCCTCCGTAACGCCTACCGCCAATTCCGCCGCTAAACGCCACGCGAGGCAGTTGACAAATCCCGGCATGAGTTGGGTGTAGTCGGTGATGAGTTGAATGTAGTTAATCATGACCGACCCGTGCCAGCCTCCATAATTCGTCAGCGCATAGCGCCCAGTGGGGAACGGACCCGGATACGCAACCGGAGGGTCAGAAAGCGGAGATGTCCAACCCTGAGTCAGCGTCTCGATTTTGTACGGTGTGCTCAATGGCCAGAAAGGGGGGTCTTCCCGGTGATACCATCCAGTGCCTTCCGGCCCCCATCCCAAGTAGTAGAAATGACGGTCAGGGGGGAGTTTATGCGGACGCACGAAGCGGAGGAAATCATCGGGCAGAGCCCAAGCGTACCGCCAGCCATAAAGAGGGATGATCGGACTAAGTTGGAGCGCGGTGCGAGTCTTGGCGAATTTCCAGTCACGCTCGCTCAAAACTTCCTGAAACACAGCATCCCACACGGCCAAGACTTTGACCGCGTTGGGACTGTCTTCGTTGATGTCAGTGATTTGGCCGCGTGCGCCGATACGACCGAGAGCAAGGTTACTTATTGAGGCTTGGCTATAGAGCAAGGCGACCCCCTACGCAGAGGTCGCCGGCCCTACCTCTGCGACTGTTTGATTCACTTCCTGAACGGCGACTTCGGGCGGTTTGCCGGGACAATCCGGCTTGTGCCTGACCAATGCGTTGACGCTATCGAAGGGTTGGCCGCAGCCTTTACAGTGTCGAGGCCCGATGCCCCGGACATCTCCTGCTGCATTCAAGCCTGTCGGCGGAGCCTCTACTTCCGGCTCAGGTTCAGGCTCCGGCTCTTTGACGAAGGACTTCTTGTGCTCGGTACGCATGTGTGAGCCGATGGCGTTCAGAGTCTCGGAGAACGCCCCACAGTCCGGGCAAAAGTAGAGCCCGGACGTGGGGTCGCTGGCTTCTGCGCGGTTGAACTGAAAGACGAATTTCTGCATCTGAGTCTTGAGGTTGAGCAGTTTTCTGTGCGAGGGTTTCGACAAGTCAAGTTCGTACAGTCCCCCAGGCAAAGGCCCCTCGTTAGGGACGTACACCCTGGCTTCCGTGCTATCCCACGCCCTCTGAACGCACTTCGCTTGCACAATCATTTTACTGTTCGCCTCCCGACTTCGGCCCGAACCAGGCCACGATGCTGCCGGTGAAATTGACGGTGGCGGCAGTCGCTAGGTTGGTCCATAGGAAGCGCAGGAACTCCTTGACGGCTACAAGCGGAACCGGGAGATC